GCCCGCGAGCGGGAGCGGAAGGCGTTCGTGGCGGGGAAAGTCGGGAACGATGTTGACTCGCGGGTATGCCACTGTAAGGAATGTGAAGAGATACTGAGAGAGGCGAAAGCCGAAGCCGCCCGGCGTTACAAGGAGGAGTAGATGGTGAACCGACACAACGTCTTGGATATTACTGAGGCGATTCAGTTGTTTCGACCTCCGTGGGTTGGCGATGAGATGGTGGTTCTCGCCACCGACTACGACTCCCTTCTCTCGGTACTCCGGCAGTGCGTGGAGGCGATGGAGACTGCATCGTGGGGAGTGACGGTAATACCAGATGTCAGCACCGCTCTCGCCGCCGCCCGCAAGATACTGGAGGAGAAGAAGCCGGCCTAGCGCTTCACCTCGGATGAAAACTGGGAGGGTACCGTGGGACAGTTCCTCATACGCATCTGGTACGCGCTGACGGCAGCCAGCCGCAGCTTCGCCCTAGGCGCCGTGGAGGCGTGGGGGTTCTGGTCGACGACGCTGCTGCTGCTAGGTGCTCTTATCTACCTGCTGGAGATCGCCGGAGGCGTCACCTGGCGGCTGATAGAAGGACGACTACGGCCGAAGCTTCGCTACCAGGAGGCTGCAGCACGACTGCGGCAGACGATCCTCGCGATGAAGGCGGAGCTCTACGACAGCCGGCGGGCGCAGACGAAGCTCGAGGAGGATAACGCGGAGCTCGCGCGCCTGCTCGATGCCCAGCAGAACTGGAGCCACCACTGGAACGCCGACGCAAGCAGGACATCGGTGAGATCTAAAGGAGCATGATAAATGGCGCGACCGACGAAACCAGGTGCCGACTGGTTCAAGCACGACAGCGACATGAGGCATGATCCGAAGGTGCTCGCGCTTCGTCACCGCTACCCGAAAGGGGAAGGGTACGCCGTCTGGAACATGACCCTCGAGATGCTTACGGACTGCGAGGGTTGGCAGTCTGGAATCAGCGACCAGGACTTGGAGTTGATAGCTGGCGACTTCGGTATCGAGCCAGTTCGCCTACGTGAGATTTTGGATTACTGTGTATCTATTTGTTTACTACAGCGCGAAAATGGCAGCCTGTCTAGCTTCCGGCACAAAGAGAGGATGTCCGTTGTCGATGCCAAACGCGAAGCTGACCGTCAGAGGCTTAGAAGCAAAAGAGTTACCAAAAAAGGCGATACCGAGCAATGTCGCAGCGACAACCATGCGACAATAGCAATGTCGCAGCGACAACCCTCAATGTCGCGAGTTGTCGCGGATAGTCGCAACCTAGAGAAGAGTAGAGAAGAGGTACTAGATACCTCTTCTCTTACTCGATCCTCTGACTCGGTCGGCGCTGGAGGCGCTTCTAACGGCGCCTCCGCGCCTACCCCTGAGGAACGACGGGACGAGCTGGAACGCCAGGCGGCAGCAGGCAACCCCTTCGCCGCCATGAAGGCCCGCGAGCTACACCGGAAGCAGCCAGCCCCGGACCTCGAGGACGGAATCCCGTGGTGAACCCCAGCCGCAGCGCCCAGGGCAGAGTCCCCGTCCGTCTCCCCCGCTGCCCGATGATCCCGCCTCGCTACAAGCGGGCGAAGTGCTGGAAGCGATGCAAGTACTGGAACCGTGCCGAGGCTCGATGCCAGGTAGAGCAACGCAACCAGATACCTTGACAATACTCGCCGTCTGTGAAAGAATACCAGCCCGATGGTCGAAGTAAACGTGCAAAAAACGCGTGTAGTAGGCAGACCATTCAAGAAAAATAACCCGGGAGGGCCAGGTCGTCCTCGCGGTTCATTCAAGGCCATGCTCAAGGGAATCCCAAACTCGGCAGAAGGTGAACGAGTAGTCAGGGACCTGCTGAAGGCCTGCCATAAGGGCAGCGTTACAGCAATCAGGCTTCTCATCGAACGATGCGAAGGCCTGCCCGTTCAGCCCGTCTCCCACGAAGGCGAGATCACAATCAAGGTCGTCCATGTCTGACACCGTAACAGCCGAGCTGAAGGTCAACAAGGCCTACGACTTCCTCGGCCACTACGGTCCACGTTACGAGGTGATATCAGGCGGCGCCGGTTCAGGTAAGTCATACGCCGTGGCGCAGTATTACGTCCTCGGCGCCCTCACCTCAAAGACCCGGCGCTACCTGTGTGTTCGCAAGATCGCGAAGACCCTCCGCCAATCCGTGTTCGCCACGCTGTCGCGCATCATCAGCGACATGGGACTCACGTCGTTCTTTGAGATCAACAAGAGCGAGATGACCTTCACCTGCGTCACTGGCTCGCGCTTCATCCTGGTGGGACTCGACGACCCCGAGAAGATCAAGAGCATCGAGGGGATCACCGACGTGTGGCTCGAGGAGGCCACCGAGTTCCTCGAGGAAGACTTGAACCAGCTCAACCTGCGCATGCGTGGAGGCTTGGAAGCCAAGCGCATCATCCTCACCTTCAACCCGATCATCAACACGCACTGGCTGAAACGCCGCTTCTTCGACTCACCCGATCCTGACGTCCATACCTACAAAACCACGTACAGGGACAACGCCTTCCTCGATGCAGCCTATGTGAACGAACTGGAGAATCTCAGGGCTCGGGACGAGAACTTCTGGAAGGTCTACGCCGAGGGGGAATGGGGAGAGCAGGGAGACGCAGTCTTCACGCGCTACATGATCCACGACTTCGACTACGCCGATGAGCAACTCGAGAACGTGGCGCACGGCATCGACTTCGGGTTCAACCACGCATCCGCGGTGGAGCGTTGCGGGATGAAGGACGGAGAACTCTACGTCTTCGACGAGTTCTACAGGAAAGGGATTACCAACAGGGAGCTGATCGACCACGTGAAAGAGTTCGACCCGTCCTTCCTTCAGCACCGTTACATCGCTGACTCTGCCGAACCTGCACGCATCCTCGAGTTCCAGAAGGCAGACTTCCAGATGTTCCCCGCCGTGAAGGGTCCCGCTTCCCTTCGCGACGGCATCGACTACCTTCGCTCGCTGATGATCCACGTGCACAGGTCGAAGTGCCCTAACCTCGCGCGGGAGATCTCCTCGTACCAGTACCGGGTGGACAAGAAGACGGGTGAGAGGGTGGATGAGTTCGTGGAGTTCAACGACGACTGCATCGCTGCTCTGCGCTACGCCACCGAGGCGCACCGCGCACTGTACGCGGACTGGGGAGTGCTTAGGTGAGACGTCCCTCCTGGTTCGGCCGCCGCATCCTCAAGGCCATCGGCATGGAGGACGAGAGCTTCTGGGCGACGTGGTCGCCTCTGGGCCCCACGACCGCCAAGGGCACAAGCGCTATGGCGAAGGACGTGGGGGACGGGCTCTCGCTGGACGTCATCATGGCTCCCGTGCTGTGGATCGCCCGCAGGATGGCCGAGAGCGACATCGCCATCGTAACCCCGGAGGACGAGAACGAGTACGATCACAAGCATCCCCTGGCCCGTCTGCTGCGTAGACCGAACCCGTGGTACGCCGGCTCTACGATGCGAATGGCTCTCACCGTCAACTACCTCATGGACGGCAATGCCTATCTGCGCAAGCTGCGTGACGGTCGGAAAGGGGTGGCTGCGCTACAGTGGCTACCCTCATGGTGCATCGACCCGATAGTCGCTACCACCGACTACCAGTACAGGCCGGGAGGGGCAGGGTCGAAGAGCGAGATCATCCCCGCCAGCGAGATCGTCCACCTGCGCTTCGGCATCGACCCGAACAACACGCAGAAGGGCCTCTCGCCTCTGAAGATCCTGCTGCGCGAGCTCTACACCGACCTCGAGGGCGCAACCATGACGGCGATGCTGCTGAAGAACGCCGGCCTCATGGGAGTCATCCTGTCCCCGAAGGAAGGCGTGCAGATCCAGAAGGCGGGGGAGACGAAGAAGTACATCCAGGACGAGTTCTCCGGGGTACGCCAGGGCGGGGCGATGGTGATGACTGCTCCCACGGACGTCGTCTACTTCGGGGCAGACGCCGCGAAGATGGACCTCTCCGCCCTGCGCGAGATCCCCGAGGAGCGAATCTGCGCCCTCCTGAATATCCCGTCCGCCGTGGTGGGGTTCGGCACGGGCATGCAGCAGACTAAGGTGGGCGCCACCCTCAACGAACTGCGGGCCATGGCATACGAGGACTGCATCATCCCAACGCAGAACTCGTGGTGCGACGAGATCGACCTGCAGCTCCTACCCGACTTCGAGAGCGACCCCGAGTCGTACTCAACGCAGTTCGACAACACGAAGGTGCGCGTCCTGCAGCCCGACGAGAACGCGATCGCCAAGCGGAAGCTGGACCAACTCACGAACGGAGGCATCACCCTTGCAGAATACCGGGAAGAGATGGGTCTGGATACCACGCCTGCTCAAGACGTGTTCTACATCCCTTCGTCGTTCGTGGTCACGCCTGAGGACGAACTTATCCCTCCTGAGCCTGTTGTGGTGGCCGCGCCGCCCAACGCTGGCTTGCAACCAGGGCAAGGTCCTGCGCAAGGGGGTCAGGCCGCGGCGCAAGCCGGCAAAGCGAAAGAAGTAAAGACGGGGCTCCACGGGCAGGCGCGGATGACCCAGAAGCTCTCCCGTCTGGCGCACAAGCTGCACCGGCAGGAGATCGCCGCCAGGAACGCATGGGAGCCAAAGCTGGAGGCGGACTTCAAGGAGTACGCGAAGAAGGTGGCGCAATTGTTCCTCGTCACGGCCAAGCGGCACGGAGTGAAGGAGCCGCTGAAGGCGCCCCCGATCAAGGCGGTGGATTGGGAGCAGGTGGGCGACGAGACTATGCAGGACGCATCCACCCAGAGGACCGCAGACATCCTGAAGGCGTCATACGCCGAGCAGTACCTGAAGGTTGCACGGGAAACCTTCGACACCCTGGACTCCGTCGTGGGCCTAGGGGTGAACCTCACCGACGCCCTCGAGAAGTCCATCCTGAGAAAGGGCGGCAGGCGCCTGGGGCTCATCGACCTGGATGCGACGACCCGGGAGAAGATGTTCGATGCGTTCGCCCAGGGCCGAGAGCAGGGCTGGGGGGCCGTGCAACTGGCCGACGAGATCGAGAAGCTAGTCTCGGCAGGTCCCTGGAAGACCGCGGCAACCCGTGCGCAGATCATCGCCCGCACCGAGACGAAGTACGCGCAGAACTACTCGTCCCTCGAGGCGTACAGGGCCAGCGACACGGTGACGGATGTGCTGATCTTCGACGCGCAACTCGGGCCAACGGACGAGGAGTGCGAGGCGCTGAACGGGCAAACGGTGGGCCTCGAGGAGGCCCTGTATCTCATGGAGATGGAGCATCCGAACGGCACGCGATCCTTCGCGCCTGTCGTGACGTAGGGAGGGAAGATGAACCTTACACCAGTACTTAAACCGTGGGCGGTGAGAAGCCGGGGGGACTTCAAGGTTGCCGGCACCACCGGCCTGGTAACCGTGGTAACCGGAGGTGCGGGTCACGACATCGCAGCGTTCCGCTGGGCGAACCTTACCTATGACTGCATCGTCTGGTACGTGAAGTGGTACTTCAACGTTCAGACCGGCTTCACAGCCGGTCAGTACGTGCAGCACTCGCTCTACCGGGCGAAGGCCTTCTCGGTATCTCCTTCAGCTGCCACATCATTAATCCCGGCAGTAGGGCAGGGTATGAAGAAGATGTCCCACGCTGACAGCGTGGTGACCGCCTTCCAGATCGCTACCACGGGTGAAATCACGGGAGGCACGAGAACGCTGGATGGCATCCCCGTGCAGACCAGAGGACTCTGGTGCCCGACCACGACAGTGGTGCAACAGGCGGAGCCGGTGCTTCCTCCTGACGGATACCTGTTCTACTTCCACGCAGGCACCGCGGCCCTGGCTGAAGGATTCGTCCTTCAGAACGACATCACGATGGGTGCCGCGGGAGTCATCACGCTGTCGATGGAGGTGGCCTGGTCGGAGATCACTCCCGATGCGCTCTACATGGACGACAAGAACACCTCGGGATCGGTCTACGGCGGGCAGTAGTATGGACACTGAGTACAAACTCACGGCGCTGAAGGACTTCAGGCTCACGGAGGCGGGAGCCTTCAAGGCGCTCTTCGCCCCCTTCAACGTGGTGGACAAGCAGAACGATTTGACCCTCCCAGGTGCCTTTGGGCAACAGCGGGTCGTCATATCGGCATACGGCCACGGAAGCTGGGAGGGTCGTTTGCCAGTGGGCAAGGGACGCATCTACGACGGTCCCGACGGAGGGATCGTGGAGGGGCAGTTCTTCCTCAACACCTCGGGAGGCAAGGACACCTACACGATCGTGAAGGAACTCGGGGATCTGCAGGAGTGGTCCTACGCACTGCCCGAGATCGACTTCGAGATGGGGGAGCACGAAGGGAAGAAGGTTCGCATCCTCAAGCGCATCGGGGTGAACGAGGTGTCCCCCGTGCTCATGGGAGCGGGCAACGGTACCCGCACCCTCGAAGTGAAGACGATGAGCTTTGACGAGCAGTATGGCGCGGCAATCTGCGCCATCGAAGACCTGGTGGAAAGGTTGGAGGGTAGGATGAAAAGCCGGACATCTGGCAATCATTCCCGTCCATCCGCGGCCGACCTGAAGCGGGCGAAGGAGATCGACGCGAGGATCGGGGAGCTGTCGCGGAAACTTGCGGCACGCATCACCGAGTGGGACTCGCTCGACTCAGCCTTCCTGCGCTTCCAGGCGATCACTCTGGAAAGGGAGTAAGACATGGATCTTGTCGAAAGACGGAAACAGTGGGAGGCGAAGCGCGAGCGCCTGTCGATCATCTTCAAGCAGGCCGGCCCAGAGAGGGACATGACGAAGGTCTCGGCACTCGAAGGTGACCGGGAGGTGAAGACCGCGCAGGTCATCCGCCTCTCCGAGGAGCTGGAGAAGGAAGACCAGGAGCTGAAGGCCGCCGCCATCATCGACGAGGTGGCGACGAAGAACCTGAAGCGCTACGACTTCCACGTACCGGCGGACGCCTCGGTGGCGATGCCGCAGACGAACCCCGGCCACGACTTCAAGGGCAACTTCGCGGAGTTCATCAACATGGTGAAGTCCGACCCCGCGACCCTCAAGGCGATGGGCATCATCAGCGGTGAAGCGGGAGGCTTCGCCGTGCCGACGAACCTGTACGGGGAGATTATGAAGATCCCGCCCATGCAGTCCATCGTGCGGCCCAGGGCCCGAGTGGTTCCGCCCGGGGACATGCCCGACGCGGAGATCGACTTCCCCGCGCTGCGGCAGGGACCCCTCGGGATCTACGGGGGAGTCACCTTCACGGCTGCCAACGAAGGAACGGCAGGAACGGCCAACGACCCGAAGCTCGACCTCATCACGCTGTCCCCGCAGCGCCTCTCGGGCTACATCATCGTCGGCAACAGCCTGCTGCGCAACGTGCAGTCGTCCTCGTCCTTCATCGAGAGCGTCTTCAGGGATGCGAAGGTCGGATACGAGGATTACCAGTTCCTCATGGGGTCGGGGTCGAGCGGCTATCCCCTCGGGATGCTGAACTCACCCGCGACCATCGCGGTCTCCAGAGGCACGGCGTCGACCATCGTGTACAACGACATCTCGAACATGATGATCAAGTTCTACGGGTCGAACCCGATCTGGGTGGCCTCGAGGACGGCCCTCGGCCAGATCATGCAGCTCAAGGACAGCGTGGGCAACTACGTGTTCATCTCGAGCGCGAACGCGGGAGCCACGCAGGCACTCTCGCAGACCCTGTTCGGGTACCCGATCTACTTCACGTTCAACCAGCCGGTGCTCGGGACGAAGGGGGACCTTATGCTCCTGGACCCGAGCTACTACTTCATCAAGGACGGGTCGGGTCCGTTCATCCAGGCGAGCGAGCACGTGGCGTTCACCAGCGACCAGACCTACGTGAAGATGACCTGGTGGTACGACGGTCAGCCGTGGGTCAAGGCCCCGCTTGTGATGCCCGATGCATCCAGCACCGCCAGCCCGTTCGTGGTCCTGAGCTAGGAGGGGAAGATGGGAACCAAACAGAGGGTCATCGACGACGTCAAGTTCGACTGCGCACTGGTGCCTACGTCTCTGGCGGCGACCAACGCCACGGGGCCGTACTTCTCGACGGCCCGCATGGCGCGTGCGTGCTTCGTGTGCACCTACGGTCCGATGGGGACCACGGCAACCGTCAAGCTGGAGGTGTTCGGGGCGTCCGACTACATCGGAACCGGCACCACGCTCATCGCGGGAGCCACGGCGACGACGAACGCAACGGAGATCACGCACATCGCGGCGATGAAGAAGATCACCCTGGCGACGTTCATCGCCACGGCGACGATCACCGTGACCCCGTACTACAACAAGGTCGTGGGAACGGCGGTGACCTTCACCGCGCACGCGACCGTCACCACCAAGTCGCTGCGGCAGTTCTCGATCTCGGGAGCTGACACGGCGGACGCGGTGGAGTTCTGCGCCTGCGCGAACGACGCAACCTACGGGACGCCCGGCATCTACTGGTACAACACCGCGGGCGCCATCACCGGCCAGGCAATCGACGATTACACGACCTTCACCATCACCTGCTCCGTGGACGACGCTACCGACACCCGCATCGTTCCGCAGGGCTTCCTGATCGTGGAAGTCGACAAGGCGAGCGTACTGGCGACCCTGCCCTACATCGCTGCGAAGGTCACGACC